ATCCTAATATCCCAACTTTTCATTTGTTCATTAAACCGCGAAGATAGTGCAACCATTCGTTCTTTCATCAAATCCATAGCACAACTTTGGATCAGTGAATTAAACGCTTTGTAACTTACATTAGATGGTAAATGACGTCGACGACCATAAGCGTTAAAAATGAATCCCCTCATTTTACATGCTCTTGCAGCACGTTTACTCGTGTCTCTTAACCCAGGAATCTTAATATGATAAGTATCATATGCTGCTCCAGCATGCTCCTTACAAAGTCTATGAAAAGCCCCATTCTTTTCATCAGCAGGTAAATTCATCTGATTAACTTTTTCAGATATCTCTCTTATGATATCTGGATCAGCAGTTAAATTCCTGATTACAGTATTTCTACCAGCACCATAAGCCATTCCAAAATTTAATGTCTTTCCAACTTTACGAGTTACATGCATAAGGTCAGCAACCCATTGATGAAAATCTGTTGACGCATCTTCATTATAAGCATTAATCAAATTCATATCTTTAATATAATGGGCAATTAGTCTAAATTCAATCTGGGAATAATCACAACTTATAAACCCATAGCCATCACGTGGATGGATTAAAGATTTAGATCTTTCATTCTGTTGTTGACTATTTGGTCTCTTAGCTGACATCCTGCCAGTTCTTACAGTTTGGTTATAAGTAGTATGAATCATATTCTGTTCATCAGCTAATATTAGAAATGATTCAGGATACAAACTTCTAAACTGAGATTCTGTTCTATACACTTTTATTGCTTTAATAACTTCAAGCAGCTTTGGATTACTTAATGCTAATGGATGAACTTCATATAAAGACAAAGCATCCTTTTCAAATGTTGGCCTACCTGTATCTACTAAGCCACCCCCTCCTCCTTTTTTCTTTTCTTTAATAGTAGCGAGTACTGGCATTCCAAATTGATTAACTAATATATCATAGATACAGGTAGAAGAATTAGTAAATTCTCTATCAGCAAGTTGACTAATAGTATCAGCGGACTCTATCATATTGTGTAATGCTTTATAAGACTCCACCATACATTCTTTTCTATCAATAAGCATCCCAACCTGTTCCATATCAAATAGAACAGAGGTTAATTTCTTTTCTGTTTTCCATAGTTGTTGTTGGTCTTTCCCAAGTTTGCCTAATAGATATTTATACAATTGTCTATTCATTATTACATCGTCCATAGCATACTCACCCAAAATATCTATTGGGACTTTAGCATAGTTATGCCAATGCTCAGCGGAGAACGTTGCTTTAAGAAACTCTTGAACTCTATCAGTAGTGGACGTATCATAGTTTAAGTACTCTGGGCAGATAACTTTCAATTCATGGCTAAACCTATCACTGTTTATAATCTTAGATAAAGTTAGAGTACAAGCTAACTCACAATCAAACTGCACATTATCTGCTGCTAAGAATTGAGCATCAAAGTTTACACTATGATTGACCCAACGATTACAAGAACTAAGAATCTTTTGTAACCACTCTGATACAGAATTGATTGGCAGATTCTTATAGACCAAAGTGTCTATATGTCTAACAGGTATGTAATAAGAACTTGGATCATCATCTACAGTTATAGCAACTCCGCAAATTCTATCCCCACCAAACGGATAGAACCCACCAAATTTTAGAAGCTTCTTATCTTGATCCGTCAACTTAGCTTCTTTTCTTTTCTGCCAAAGCCTTTCAGCTATAAAGTTTCTTGACTCTATATCTAAAAAGACCTCATTGGCATTAGAAAGATTTGGAAGCTCTTCAATCGACTGAATCAGATATCCATTTCTTAATTGTAGCATTAGCCTCTTCTTCTGTTAATTTATTTAATTCTTTTCTGCTTAAAACGTTCATTGCCTCACGAAGAAATTTCTCTCCTCGTTTATCATGTTCAGTTAATATGTCATAGATAACCCCACAAAACAATCCGCTATCTATAACAATATTTGCACAAGTAGTGCAAGGAGAATAAGTACAAACCAAAATCAGTTTCTCATCTTCACACCAATTCATTGTAGTATCTACCACGACCCGAGGTTCTGAATGGCTGCATCCACAATTACCAACTTCATTAGTACAAGGATATCCTTCCCTTGATGGTCCATTGTGCTTTAATGAAATTGGTAAAAGTTCATTCTCTCCAACTGCAATAGCAGCACAACCGACAGCCTTCCTTAGACATACTTGATTCCGTTCGGCGAATGACAAAATTTCCTCAAACAAATTGTTCAATTCTTCAATCATCATGTCTCCAATAAACTTAAACGTTCAAACCATTTATCTAATATGTAATTTGCATATTCTTTATCAGGATAAGTAGGTTCATCTGCCTCACATTTAACATCCCAAGCATAATCAACAATTGGTTTATGATTTCTAAGGGTCTTCTGTACTAACATTTTAAACCATAGATTAGCATTTATCATGAACTCAGTTGGTAACATGTTACCACGATTATCATTTCTTATTCTATCTTCATACCACTTCAAATCATTTGCATATACAACAATTGTCCTAGACCCTAAAGCACGAAGCCGCCCTTCAATTATATCAAGTGCAGGTTGCTTGATTTTATTATGCCAAACTATTCCTCCAATATGAAATCTATCTTGAACTGCAAACTTAGACATCATATCTGTATAATGATTGAAGAAATCAAATGCTTTGTTTGGTCTGCTCATATGGCTATAAAAGATAGGGTATGTATTTCTCTTCGCAGCTTCACTGACCAACAAATTCGCGAACGTAGTTTTGCCTAAACAATCTGAGCCTTCAATGATTAGCATCTTCTCTTCCTTTCAAAATAGCACCAGCAATATCTGGAGCAACATAATCTGGGCCTTTATCACGCATCCGTGGATTAGTTTCTATGTCCCGTTTCATTTTAGTCATATTGCTTTTATGCACTTCCTCACAAACTTCTTTAAGAGGGATGGTATAAGTTACAGCAGTTCCTTTAAGAACATAATCCAAATCACCAAGAGCATCAGCTAAAAGAATTTCATCATTTATGGCTAATGCTTCAATAGTTTCTTTCAACTCCTCAAGCATTAACCATGCTCTATATACTCGTTCGTCCCCAACTCTTGATGAACCTTGAGCAGTCATACATAATAACCGTGCTTGTATTTCTAATTTATCAGCAAGTGATTCTAATAGTAATGTGCTTGACATATGACAATGATTCACTAAGAGCTCATCAGTTAAGAACCCATGTTTTATATGAAATGCTCGTACGTTTTCCATTAGAATTCATTCCCTTTCTGTAGGCTAAACTTTTCTATTTCTCCAGAATCCCTTATACTTTTTAGCAAGCCAATAAATTCACTGGTCTTAACATACCAACGCTTCACTCTATACAGAGCATGTTTTCTAACTAAGAATGATAATAACAATTGAGCCATATCTCTATCAATACCACACCAATCTTGTATATCTACTAAAGTTATTTCATCAGTATGCACTAATTGGGTAATCAAATCTCGAGGAAACTTTGTAGCTAATAACTTGTTTTTTATTTCTTTAGGGTCTAAGATACTTGATGAAAATACTTGAGCTCTACTATAATCAGCATAGCCAAACTCAGCTTTAGAATATTCGGTTCTTAACATTTCACAGATAAATTTAATATGACACTTTCGTACTAAGATAATTTCTTCATTGTCTTTCAACGTACTAAAACTCATAGCAGCAGCAGCTATAGATAACCGAGCTAATTTATATCGCATAGTTCCTTTATCACATAAGGGCATGGACTCAGAAAAGTCTGAACACAATTTAGACGATAATTTTAGGCACAATTTCTCCGCACCTGATTCAAAACGTATCTGGTCCAGTGTTCTGGTCCATGCCCATAGAATACATCGTTTACAAATTTCAGGATTATAAATATGATTTACTGATGGCCTGGAACTACCTAAACGATTCAAGTCATCTGGATTTATTTGTGTAGCAGCCGGAATAACTGCTAAGTCAAATCTCCTAATATCTTCTTGGCTACCAACTAATTCTTTTATTGCTTCTACTCCAAAGTTATAAGCAGCTAATGGTCTACCACTTCTTGGATTGCTAATCATTACTAATCTTGTTCGGGCATGAGCTCTACGTTTTTCTATCTTAGATATTTCAGCAATTCCAGAACTACGCATATCGGTGAGCTTACCAATAACATCTACTGTTGTTCCTTTCAATTCTTCCATAACAACTAATCGTCTATCATGCATTGGGATAACTCCCCAACAAACAAACCAACGATTATTTCCAAGTTGTTGTAACCCCCCTAATAATCCAGCAGAAGATGCATTCTTACAATCATGTTTAACTCCAAGACCATAATGGTCTATCAATCTAATAGCAGTTTCTGATTTACCTTGGGAAGAGTCTCCAAGTATTAAACAATTCACCCATCCATTTTGTCTCCGCCCATCAAAATTAAAATATAAAACAGAATGATAAGCAAGATCAAAGGTTAAATGTATTTCATCTCGTTTATAAATCCTTGTAACATTGTTAGATAAATCACAATACCTTTCTTTAAATTTTTCTTGTAAAGATTTAACACTCCATTCTTTAGGACATAATATATTTAGAATCTTTAATTCTTTTATTGTTGGTTTGAACGAAACTAAATTATCAGCACCTTGTTCAATGACATCCATTAGCAGAACAGCTTGTTGAGATTTTGGATGAGGATACATCCTGCCAGACATGGTATAAGGAACATTCAATTCTATTTCATCTTTACCGATAACTAAGAAAGCTGATTGAACTATGTGGTCACGATTATCCCCAGTAATTTGGAGTTGTGGTGTCAGCCTTGCATCTATAACTGTATAAAATTCTTTAGGAATAATTGTAGCAGATTTACATCCAGATGGAATTTCTAAACTACGTTTCAATGCCTCTTCTTGATGTGATGCTGCAGAATTAACCATATCAAGTATACCAGGATTTGTAGATTCTATTCTCATTCTTCTAAAACCAGTTTCACTATTAGCTTCAACTAATCTAACTGGACAGAAAATACAATTTTCACCTTTCCCACCATCAACAACACAATCAACATCTACTATAGATGGAATAAGATACGGAGTTGTATCCATAGCAGTTATTACAGTATCGCAGCTAATTCGCTTTCCAATAAACTTAGCATTGATGGCATCAACTAATCTTACTTCATGAACTTTTGAATCATCAAATTTGTTACTACCTAAAGTGATACTTGATACAAATTTCTTTGCATCTTTCATCACTGCAAGTAAATCATTTACAGTAGCTTTCTCTCTTCCAACCCAATCATTGACATCCCCTTTAGGATATTT